GAACAGACGCTTGGATTTTGGACACGACTTGCTCAAAAGGTAAGTCGTGTTTTCTATGTTGGCGCAGTATTTCGTTTATCTCATGCAGAGTTTGCCAAGCATACCCTGAGTGGATAGCTTTGATGGCCTCTTCTTCGTCTTGAAATGTGGCATTGATTTTCATATTCATTCCTTTTGTTTCCTTGGTCTAGGGCAATCCTCGGGTACGTCTACAACGCACCAAATGGCTGTTGGCGGCGTTCTAAACTTCCCAGGCAGCCAACGATCTATATAACAGTCTGCCATCTTCTTTAAGGTAGGACGGACGGACCTTTCATAAATGCCTGTTTTTAGACAGATTTCATTAGCACTTAACCCATCAGGAAATGCTTTTAACAAATCCCTAATAACCGGTTCTTTAGGCTGGTAGTGTTTGTTTTCAACGGTCATTTATGTTGTTTGCTCTTTAATTTCTACTTCTTCACTTGCACCAATGTGATACACGTTTCCGTGTTCGTCTGTACACACACTGTACATACCGTCAACGTGGTGAAAATTTAGCTCTAGCCCATCTTTAAGCACGATTGTGCTATTTCTAGGTACGTTATATAGCTTCATTTTTAACCACCATTTCATCTAATGCAATGTCTACTTCAGCTTGTGCCGCCATTCCATCTTCATACCCACGGGCATAAGAGTTTTGCTCCATAGCAATAAGCTGGTTAATTAGGCGCTGCTGTATCTCGCAGATGCGGGTTAGGCTGTCCAATGCTAAATCACGTTTGCTCATATGTTTCGCTCCTTCAGAATAGATTCCGCGCTTGTTGCGGCTTGAAGTTTGGTAAAACACGATTGATTGATAGCTGAAAAATCTTCTTCTGTCAGCCCTACCCACGGGCGCTTTGGGGGGTAGGTGTAGAGAGGTGTGCCAACAGGCAATGGGGGTTCATGCCACCAAGACATTGTTACGTTTGGGTTTCCTGTTTCACTTGTAACTGTCGTCACAGGCTCCTGCGCTGGTTGTGCTGCATTGCAGATTTCGCATTGCTCTCCGCGCAACCAACCATGACTACACCGCCAATTGTTTCTGCGCCATTCGTCTTCGTTCCACGGCTCCTGCAACTTGTCCGCAGCCATAGCCCTCTTAGCCATAAAGCCACCGCCCCAATGCCCTTGCTTACGGGCTATCTCATCAAAAGCTTCGTCTTCAGGTGTCATAAAAAACTCCATATAAATGTTGCAATTCCAATGCCTGTAAAAAACAAAATGAAGATAACGAACGCTATAAAAAACAACGTAACCATTAAGTCTTCATCTTCGTCATTCATTTGGTTGCAGCCTTTTCTTTTTTCTTTTTTAGATAAAACCTACGGGCATATTCCCGTTGTTTAGCTTTACGCAATTCAATCAATGCCCGGTCAGCCAATGGTGATGGTGGCGCTGACAAATGGTTAATGCGGGTTGTAAGCTGATGGATTTGTTGTTCCAACAATGCAATACGGGCAAATAAATTCCAATTTTTCATGCTTATTCCTTTAGTTCAATTTGCAATGTTCTGTAAACACTGATGCAATAGTTTGGCATTTGGGTTCATATGATGCATATCCAAACCAAAATCCCGCCACAATGATGCTGGCGCATAAGCCAACAAGGGCAAAAAAATCAAAAACTATTTTCATGGCAATTTTTTTAAAAATACCCCATTGGGCAACAAAGTACCCTTACGGTCCTTGATTTCTTTGTATGCGTATTCCATGCAATCCACCAAATTAATGTCTAGCAAAGCACAATAAATAATTAGACATACCATCACATCACCCACACCATCCACAATTCCTGGGCCATCTTGTTTGATGGTGGCATCTGCCAGTTCACCCATTTCAGAAACAGCTTTTAACAATTGAGTCTGGGAGTTGCTGTTTGGAATGATCTTCCGCGCCTCTGCCCATCTCACAATGTCCATCTCTACATCTGCATACGTTGTCATAGGTACTCCAAAAAATTAGGGGAGGGGGTACTTGCTATCAGGCGGCAACTGCGAATTGATACCCTGCTTTCCCCCCAAAAGGGTGAGGTACTCGCTGCACTGGTCAATTGATTGGCACTAGTAACGGCGTACCACCAGCATCTGCTTTCCCTCGTTAATCAAAAGAAATCGTCTAGATCGTCTACCTTGGCTTTACGGGTAGGCTGGCTACTCTGCCTTACCTGCCCCTGCTTAAAACGCACAGAGAGGCTATAAAAGGGCGTACCGGCCTTGCTAGTCTTCTTCCATGCACTGATCCAGTAGTCTGTACCCTCTACGTTGACAGAGCCGTTAAGGTCTGGGTGTTTTTCCTCTTCTTTGTTGACATTCTTAAAGAGGTTGCCCCGGTTGGTGTTGTCGTATTCCATTTAATCGCTTTCTGTTGATTCAAGTTTTTCTTTAAACGCTTTTATTGCAGAGCGCACCTTTGCATCAGGTTTCAGTAATGCCCATACTGATAACCGGACTTCGTTGTCGGCAATGGATTCCCATTCCCCATACATTCCTGCCATATCGCCTTTGCTATGCAAGTCCCGAATGGCATCGGTGATCTTGTCAATCAGGGATGTGTCTGCTTCGGGAAGGTCTTCACCGGCATAGATATACAGCCCTAGCCCATGCAGACTGAGCGCCTTAGTCATGCAGCGCATGATGGCTGTATTGACTGCAAATGCGTCCGGGTTGGTGATAGGCTTGTTCCGGTGGTCCATAACCGGCAATTGGCAGGTCATAGCTTTGCCAAACATCACGGCGGTCACCCAGACCATTGCCGTGCCATTGATGTCGGTATAACAACGATCCCCAAACATCTTGACCTCAAAGGTAGCCGCAGGGTCTGCCTTCAATGCTTCGGCCCATGCCCATGCCCATGACAGGTAAGTCAGGTTGCCTTTTTTCTCAGTGTGTTCATTCACATTGAGTTTGAGTAATGTATTAACGTCCATTTGCTGTTTCCTGTTTTTGTGATTGATATGCCGCCCATTCAATTTCGCCCTCAATAATTGCAGTCTGGTCTTCCGGATATAAATCTTGAAAAGGCACAAAATGGTTCTCTTGGCAACAGCCCCATTTACCATCTTGGGGTGTGCAGCAATAGCAGCAATACATTACATCGTGAAATTCTTCTTGATACTGTTCAAATACTGATTTCATTGCATTACTCCCAACGATTGTTAATTTGCTCTTCAATAAACTTGATGGTGTCTAAGGGCAAGATGTCCCAAAACTCCACGCCAGCGTGTTTGATGCTGACAATGGTGGCATAGGTGTTTTCTTTGGAATCCCACCAATCCACATCACATTCGATTTCAAAAGTAGCGCCTTCGTAGGTGTATTCTGTGTTCATACAGCCACCTTCAGAGCTTCGGTAGGCTCCTTGTATTCGTCATTGTCAGCAAAGCATACGACTGTTGTTTGCTTGCCGTCAGCCATCGTGATGGTGAAAGTGCGGGTGGAGCAACTGTTGAGATTGCGGATTTCTCCAAGTTCAATTTTTGTAACACGCATCAAAGTAAGTTCCATTTTTGTGTCCTTTAAGGTTGCTGCTCGATTGCAGTGGAACGGATGTTAAACCAGCTTTTACGCTTTTTTTCTAGGGGTTTTCCCTAGTTTTTTTTCTGGTTTTTTGATGTAAGGTCACCGGATGAACCCTCAAAACATCGAAACAGAACTGGCGTACGAGCTGCTTTCTATAGCGGCAGACCGTATTGAATACCACATCGATTCAGAAGACCTGGAGGCAGCGATTGTGGCCTCTTTGGTGACTGCAATTGAGATAGCTACAGCCCGAAAGCTGCGTCCCATCCACGAACTTTTTAAGGAGAAAATATGAACCGCTATGACATTGAACAGATAGCCTATCGCAGTGGGCTGATTGGCATGGATGACAGTGAGTCGAAAAAGACCGCTTTCTGGTCAACTTTTGAGTTGAATCTTCAGCGAGAAATAGAACAGGAACAGGACGATATGTTCCGCAAAACAGAACGCCGAAGCATGTGGGAAGACTGATGCACTACTACCAATTCAACATCGGTGACTACATGAGTCACACACGCAATTTGAGCCTGTTGGAAGACCTTGCATATAGGCGGTTATTGGATGAATACTACCTTCACGAACAGCCGTTGAACAGCGGTATAACGGGCGTTGCACGGCAGATCGGAATGCGTGAACATGAGGACATTGTGCAGTACGTTTTGGAGTCTTTTTTTATGCTGAAAGAAGACGGAAGTGGCTGGACTAATGCCCGTTGTGACCGTGAAATCGAGCAATACAGAGCGCGTTTGTCCAATGCAAGTAAGGCAGGAAGAGCATCTGCTGAACGCCGGTTGAACGCTAGTTCAACGCCCGTTCAACTAAACAAGAAACATAAACCAATAAACAATAATAGAGTCGAAGCACCTGACGGTGTGTCTACAAAGGTGTGGGAATCCTTTGTTGATGCAAGAAAAGCCAAGAAAGCACCCATCACTGATTTGGTCATTGCTGACATCAAGAAACAAGCAGCACTTGCTGGGTGGACATTGGATGCAGCCCTTACCGAGACTGTCATTCGGGGTTGGAGAAGCTTTAAGGCCGAGTGGGTGACTAAGGCAGCACCCGTTACCGGCAACCCTTTAGCGGGGGCGATATGAAGGGTCACGATGGCATCATCAAGATGCGTATGCAGGGCTACAAGCCGTCTGCGATCTGGCTACTTGACTACCCCTGCACAACCACTTGGGAAGAGTTTCAGGACGATCCTGTGGTGTGTGTTGATGGCGACAACTTGAATACACTTGATTTGCGGTACACTGTTGGCTTAGATGTCCACATCAGCAGCTACAGCGTGGAACGGGCCAAGACGCTCTTGGATTTATGCGTAAAGCACTCAGCAAGCAAAGTAATTGCCTGTTGCGATAATTGGATTGATTGGCATGGCTGAAATATTGAGCGACACGATTGACTTCCGACTGTACCTACGGGAGACAGACGCGAAGACCAAGGTTAAAAAGGCATCCGATTACGTTGGAGTCATCAAGAGCCGGTTGCGGGAGAAGGTTAAGCAGCATGTAACCTACTTGCCGTGGACCAAGACCAACGAAAACTTTGAGTTTCGTAAAGGCGAAGTAACGCTGTGGTCAGGACAAAACGGGCATGGCAAGTCCCTGATGACATCCGAGGTGGCTCTTAGCCTCATAGGACAGGGCGAGAAGGTGTGCGTAGCCAGCTTTGAGATGAAACCCGCCACAACCCTACAGCGGATGGCGCGGATGTGGATTGGTTGTAATCCGTTTTCGGTGGAGTTCCAAGGGGAAGACGGGATAGATGCCCTTGACAGCTTGTACGACCAGTTTGGGGAATGGACTACCGGCAGCATGTGGCTTTACGACCAGATGGGAACTGCTGATGCCGCCACCACCATTGGCATGGTGCGTTATTGCGCTAAGGAATTGGGGATAACTCATGTTTTCGTGGATAACTTGGCGAAGTGCGTTAAGGGTGAAGATGACTACAACGGGCAAAAGCAGTTTGTTGATGAGTTGACATCGGTTGCACGGGATTACGACATGCACATTCACCTTGTCCACCACTTGAAAAAACCGGCAAACGAGAACGCAGTACCCGATAAACACGACAACAAGGGTTCAGGGGCTATCACCGACTTGGTGGACAACGTCATGCTGGTCTGGCGTAACAAGGTCAAAGAGGATGCCATCAAGGACCAAGGCGAGTTTGCGAAGCAAAGTAATGATCCAGACCATTACCTATTGTGCCGTAAGCAGCGGAATTATGAGGGCAGCGGGGAAGGTGAGCCTACCGTTAAGCTGTGGTTTCACCGTGATGCCCAGCAGTACGTTGCAGAGCCGCATGACCGGCCCTTGTTCTTTCCTAATTACCCGCATGTGGCATCGTAAAAAATGTTTCAAGTGCTACCGATCAAAACTGTAGAAGTTGAGCCGTGGTTATTGCGAAAACATTACGCCAAAAGAATGTGTCCTATTTCTTATGCATTTGGGTTATATAAAAACAAACAATTGATTGGCATTGTTACCTATGGCATTCCATCTAGTAGCACTTTAAGAATGGGAATTTGCGGCTCAGAGTACATTGATTACGTCATAGAGTTAAATAGACTTTGTTGCGATAACCAACCAAATATGGCTTCTATGTTGGTTGGAAAATCATTGCAAATGTTACCCAAGCCATTGATTGTTGTAAGTTATGCAGATACAGAGCAGGGGCATGTTGGCTATGTTTATCAAGCTACTAATTTTATTTATACCGGTTTAAGCGCAAAACGCACTGATTGGAAAATCAAAGGTATGGAGCATTTACATGGTGCAACAATTGCTGACATGAGTAGAGGACAGGAAAACAGAGCAGAATGGATGCGTGAAAAATTTGGCGATGATTTTTACTTGCAAGACAGATCGAGAAAACATCGTTATATTTTTTTCTTGGGAAACAAATATGAAAAACAAGCAATGTTGAAAGCGTTGAAATACACCATAGAACCATATCCGAAAGGCGAAAGCAAAAAATATGATGATGGCGGGCAAGTTCAAACTCAAACATTGTTGTTTTGATTGTTATGAGTGACCGAGATTACCTAGAACTAGCACGGGCGAGAGAAATATGGGTAACATTTTGTTTGACAAAGGATCGGGAAAATATGGTTAAGCTGGTCAATCGGTCTGTGGATCACTATGGCAGGGATGCTATTCCTCGGATCAAAGCTTACTTACGGCAGTTCAAAGATGGGGAAATTGAATGAGACGCGCAGCTAGGGTAGATGTGAATCAAGCAGAAATTGTGGCTGCACTGCGGAATGCTGGAGCGTACGTTTGGATTATTGGGCTTCCCGTAGACTTGCTTGTTGGATACAAAAATCACACTTTGTTGATGGAAATCAAGGCATCGAACAAAAAACGTCTGACTGACTTGCAGAAAGATTTCTTTGAGAAGTGGACCGGCGGTGCAGTCTGCCGGGTTGACAGCGTAGATGCAGCATTACAAATGTTGAGGGTATGTGATGGAAATTGAAGACCCATTTGTATATACAAAGCCTGAGTGGTTGAAAGAACTCCAGCGTGAGAAGCGTAGGGCTGCTCGAGCCAAGAGGCTTGGTAGGGTTATTGGTAAGCATGGTGGTTACCGCAAGGGTGCAGGAAGAAAAAGAGAAAGACCCTACGACTCCCAGGTCTACATCAACCACACCCGTATCCAGCATCAGATTTTGCTGGACATGGGCAATGGTGACCTGAGTGCTGGTGTACAGAAATTGATTGACGAAAACTTATAGGAATTAGCATGGAAATTGATCCGAACAAAGCCGTTGAATACCTGCGAGACAACGCTCCCAAGTACGCCGAGGCCAAAGCCAACCGTGTATTCATTGAGAACTACCTACGATCCGTGAAGTCCAAGCTGATGGGCAATGAAGAGGGAACTCTTGGGGCAAAGGAAGCCTATGCATACGCCCATGATGACTATGTGGAGCAGCTAAAAGGGCTACGAGCAGCTACCGAAGAGGAAGAGCGGCTCAAATTTATGATGTCTGCCGCCCAACTTAGGATTGAAATTTGGAAAACAAATGAGTACAGCAAGCGGGCTGAACTGCGGAACCTGAGTTAAAAACTGTGATACAGTAACGCCGTTGTCGTAGCAAACAACCGTGAGAAGCCGTTTACACATGCATCTTGCCCATTGAGAAATCGCATGGGTTGCTACCAAGGTGCAGTTGTAAGCGGCTTTTTTCATTTCTACGATGACCGTCAGGGCGCGTTAGCTGATGGTCTGCATGGACTGAACCCAAGAAACACCGTACACCGTTACACCCCGGATGTCACGACCAGCGTTGGTTGACCGACTGGTAAAGGATTGGGTAACTCAGGTGGAACTAGGCCCAATCTCTAAGTGAATCAACCCGTCCAGCGCACTTGGACATGTACGAAAAATGGCATTTTTTAAGCATATTATTAGGACATGATTAAATGTTGTACATGTTGGAGCAGGTTGATAAGTCCTCTTATCCACCCTAGGTAAACCTATGACTGAAATTTATAGAGACAAATCCCTGCTGAAGCTGGCTCAAAACCAGTTTTGCCTTTTGAGGGTCAAAAACTTTTGCCGGGGGGGGTCTGATTCCACAGTGGCGTGTCATCACAATTCGGCTCGGTCTGGCAAGGGAATGGGCATCAAGGCTAGTGATGCCTACAGCGTATGGGGGTGCTTTGGATGCCACCAATGGCTGGACCAGGGGTCTGCCAGTAAAGAAGAAAAAGAAGAAGCATTCCAGGCCGCTCATTTGCTCCAAGTAGCAGAGTGGCATAAAATCGCCAATAACATTGCCACCAGACCTTGGAAGGTGGAAGCAGCCCGAAACGTCCTCAATCATTTGGGAATAAATCATGGATAAAGTAGCCGACTTCATTTTGACCCTGCTCCATGCAGCCACCAACACCCATATTCTGCATTGGCAAGCAACCCGATACGGCGAGCATCAAGCCCTGGGCGAGTTCTACACCGGCCTTCCCGAACTGATAGACCAATTGACCGAAGCCCTGATGGGACGCTATGAAGTAGTTCCGCAGTTCCCACTGTCATATCATGGCCCTAACCCTGACAGCCTGCAGGAATTGGTAACTTTGAAACAGTACGTCGAGCAGGAACGACAGGGTCTTCCGCAAGATAGCGAAATCCAAAACCTCATTGACGAAATTGCACAGAGCATTGATTCCACAATCTACAAGTTGAAATTTCTCGGATAGTTCCACAAAACAAAACCCATTTTTGAAAAGCAAAAACAGAGGTCAAAACTTTTTGAGGGGGGGGGTCTTCTTCTGAAAATCCTCACGTTTTGTAGATTGCCTGTTTTTTAGTCAATCCACCGAATGTTGGCACAAATCGTACTTTGTTCACTGCACGAACTAAAGAATTCCCCATATCCCCCCCATCTAATAGGCAAAATTGATAAAACGCGCCACAATCGGCGCAAGCCTATGCATGCACCACACCCCTATCAACGCGGAAAAACCCGCTTAAATAGCCCCTAGAATGCCTTAAACCGGCTTTCCCTTTGCTGCTAAACGTAAGCATAAGAAAACCCCTATAAACCGCTCACAATAGGCGCAACTATTCCCGCCCGGCAAACAATGGGCGCAGCAAAGCATAGGCGCGACAATGCCCGCCGATACATCAACGAAAAAACCCCGGACATGCCGGGGCTGTAAAGAAAGCTTAGAACTTCACAGTCCGCTCACGCGAAAACAGCGCCCATCAATGGTTTGTACGTCAATTGTCCCGGCTTTATGCACTGCGAGAATTAAAACCCGTTCTGTTCGCCCATAGATGCTAACGTAAGCATATTGTCCGATTTTCATGGTTTGCCTCTTAGATAGCCATCAATCGGATTACTTTAGCCATCTTGCGCCCATGGGCCGGGTATGCGATTAGATCGATGCTCTTATCCCAGCATGCGCGGCAACCCGAACACTGCCCATTGTGGGCGTAGGCTTCGCAAAGCTTCGCGCCATCGATCGGGGCAAAGCTTTCTGCATCCGGTCCGATCACCGAACCATGTAGGCCCGGCGTATAGCTACCATCAACCGAATCGGCAGAGAATCGGACCATCACGTTATCCAAGCGCTGCATTTGCTCGAATACGGCGCGAAATTTAGGGAATTTATGCATGCGTGTGGGAAACCAATGCTTGCACCATGGGGTACGGATCATTACTTCGAGCATCTTCTCTGCCAATGCAACGCTGTAAGCATCTCCAGAATCGAACCATCTGAAGTAGCGATCCGAATCCAATTCGGCGACCATGTCATCGGCCCATTCTAGGCGCTGCCAATCTTCGCGATTGTGTAGGCGTGGTGCTATGACATTCGGATAGTTATAGTTTCCCGTGGTGGCATAGCATCCCCGGCATGCGTCAACCAATACGCCGGGTTCTGCCCATGATCCGGGGCAAGTATCAATCGCTTGTAGTGACCATGAGCGCGCATCAAGCTTAGAAGTGTTTGAAATTTTTACCATGATTGATCCTATTTAATTACATTGAGATGGATAAAAGAAAAAATTAAGGGCCGACGTAAACCCAATAAATGAGCGCGCCGAACATGACGCAAACAATAATTAAGCTTTTTAGTAAATCAAGAATAAGGTTTTTCAAAATAGTATCTCCATTGATTCACACTGGACCGAATGCAGATCGGCGTATGCATGTTCTATTGCAAAATCGATCGCTTCGTTTTCGTCAATTGCCCAAACGTCAACCGTATAACGATAGTTTTTAGGTTTGGTTTGCACATAAACCCGAAACATGTCCTTGATCTTATGGTGCGGTGATTGTGCGATCATGCTGCATCTCCAGCTGACAATGCAAACTGGATCGATTCAATCAAGGCCAAAGCCTGGGCGCGCGTGAGAATGGCACGGGTTGACGCGCCGGGAACCATCACGTTTAGCCATAGGCCGCCTTCGTACTCATCGGTATAGATAACGCTGTCGCCTTCGCCTTCGGTGCGAATCTGATAGTCAATAGGGTTTGTCATGGTGATCCTCTTATGCGAACAAGTTAAGGGCTACAGCGCGAGCGATCAGAGAAGCGCTGAGAGTGATAGAGACATACATGAAAATGTAGCTAACTGTGTCAATGGTGCGTGATGTCATGGTGTGGTCCTTTGGGTTAGTAAGTAACGGTAAATTGTTTGCCGTTAGATGAATTATCGGGGTTTTTCTATGTCAAACCATAGGTACAAACCCTAATAAAACCCTAATAGGGTTAACCCTATGCTGTATAAATTGACAGTGTGCTAATGGCCTGGTACTTGAATTAAGCCTATCAAGTGTGATTAGTTTAGTGCATAGATTAGGTGCAACTATGGTGCATTGTTCAAGAGTTAGTACGAAAGAAAAACAAAAGGAAACTTTGGGCCTGTATGTAACCACACTGTAGGTAATCACATAGGGAAATACACAGTAGATCGGAGGGTTTCCAGCGTTGGGCTTGCGCCTGAGCTAGCGTGAGTCAGCCCATTCCAAACCCCAAAAGAGACCGGGCCCCCATCATCTCCCATTTCCATACCCCCCTCCCACTACGCAGAACCCCCCCCACGCTATGGCTAGGCTTAGGGGGGTAGCCCTGCTAGGGTGAGCTAATAGGGGGGGCCGGTCACCCATCCCCAAAATTTTCACAGAACTTTTTCCCCACAGAAAGTTGCTATACCCATTTCTGGTATAAAATTTTTCACATAGAACTTTTATAGGAGTTGCAATGGAATGGAAGTTGGCTCACCCTATGTACGATGTAGCAGACATTGTCTGGATGTCGGATACCTTCTTTGGAACTGAGGCTGATGGGATACTGAAGCGAGACAAGGCGATCTTTACCAAGAACGTCACCATTGCTACTACTGTCCAACTATTTGACAGGAACAGGGAATTTATAGCAGTCTGTCGAACGTCCGATGAACGCTTGTTGGGGTTCTGTTGGTATGACCGAGGTGGGTATACTACCTATGCTAGTGAGGAAATATCCAACGCTAAATTCCACCATGTTGATTTAACCCTACCGGCTAAGACCAGGGTGAAGCTGGTTCACCAAATGATTGACCAGCATATAATGTGGGCGCATGTATGTGGAATACCAGTTATCTGTTCAACTAGTATTCGTAGTGAATACGATGGGTTTATGAAGATACACAAGAAACGTGGGTTTACTGTTAACGGTTCATATGCTTGGTTGCGTACTGAAGAGGGTATGAAATGTTTGATGAAATAAGACCTGAAGGTTCTTTAGTTTCTTCTGAAAAGAAATTGGCTGCTTCCAAGGCTAGGTATGCCCAAAAGAAAGCCATGAAGATAGCTACTGGGGAATTAATCCCTGAAATTAAACCAGCTATTGTTGGCCCTAGTAGGACTAAATCCATTGTTAACCGGGTTACTGAGTATGGCGCTTTGTTTAATAAACTAAACGAAGAACGGATCGCCAAAGGGTTATCCCCCTTAAAGACGGCTATGGAAGTCCTAATCGATGCCATGCAGTCCGATGAGATAGACATCAAGGATAAGGCTAGAATTGCTGATAAACTGGCCCCGTTTGAATCTAGCCGCGCTCCTATCATTTCGATTGAGCACGTTCAGAACATCAGTAAGGATGAGGAAGTATCCGCTGATGAGGCGTTGGATGATTTCCTAACAGCTATCCGTAAAGTATGAACAAGCCTATCGCTCATAAAACCACCGGCAAGGGCAAGACGTACAACCCTACCGACAAAGGCGCTGGAATGACCGCCAAGGGCCGTGCGGCATACAATGCTAAGAACGGTAGTAATCTAAAGCCGCCTGCACCTAATCCAAAGACTAAGAAAGACGCTGGAAGAAAAGCCTCTTTCTGTGCGCGGATGGAGGGAGTTGTGAAACACGCCAAAGGCCCAGCAGAACGCGCCAAGGCATCTTTGAAGAACTGGAAGTGCTAATGAAACCTGGACTTTATGCCAACATCCATAAAAAGCAGGAGCGGATTAAACGCGAGAAAGCTGAAGGCGAAAAGGTAGAGAAGATGCGGAAACCCAACTCTAAAGGCGCGCCTACTGCCAAAGCTTTTAAAGAATCTGCCAAGACAGCCAAAAAGTGATTAGAATTAAATAAGGAAACTATATGCCATTGAAAAAAGGTACGTCACCTAAAACGATGTCTAAAAACATCAAGACGGAAATGAAGGCTGGCAAGCCACAGGATCAAGCTGTAGCTATTGCCTATTCCATGAAACGTGAATCCGAAGAGAAACGCAACCCGAAAGGCAAGAAATGAATACCAACTTCCTGTACGCCCAAGCGCCTAACCGCACCGGCAATGTAGATAAGCACCCTGCTAGCCATGTAGGTGGCGTTACCCGTGTGACCGGACCCAAGCATGGGACTGCTACCCCTAAAGGTAATCAAGGCGCTCCCGCTTGCTCCACTCCTGCAAACAATAAGAATGCTGGCGTGACTGCTGGTCGCAAACAAAAGGTAATGGTCAGCACCCACGCTGACTACTGTGGAACCATCAAGAATGATGGCTACATGGATAAGTCTGTTAAAAACTACTTGGGGTAATCTATGTCTGGATACGGAACTATCATTTCTGGCGGTGCGCGTATGACCAAGGGTCTTACTAAAGGCATTAACGCCAAACTAGGCGGCTTTGCTGAAAGCCACAAGATGTCGGCTATTTTGGCTACATCGGTCCGCGACACCTTTAACCAAAACCCATTGTCTGACCAACATTTGAATGACATCAATGTGAAGGCAGCTAAGAAGTTCACCACCCCGAAACTACCCGCAAAAATTTGAAAGGTATAGCATGGCATATGACATTGAGGCATTAAAAGCAGACCTGCCTACTGCAAAAGACTTAGCGCAATTTGTTTACGACAAAACTCAAATTTCGCTAGATCTAATTGGTAAGCCAAAAGATGACCAATACCAAGTAGCCAAAAACGCGCTGGAAGGTAAGAAGATCCCGTCTGATTACATGACGGATCTGAACCCCTACATAGACAAAAAAGAATTGATTCCTGAAGACAGCATCAAGCAGCTACCTCCACGGTCTACGGATTTGCCTGATGAGTCTGCTAGGGTGCATTTCTTTGGTGCTACCAACATGCCCCACCCGACTGACCCACAGTCAGATCGCAAGGTGCAGATTAACTTCCGCAAGTACGACAATGGCGTAATTACTTTTCAGGTAATGGGTCCATTGGAAAAGACTGCTGTTGGTAAACGCATCAATAAATTTGGTCAAGAACAGCCTGAGAAATATACTTGGCTTGATCCTCGTACCCCAGAGACAATGCTGCGCCGTGCTGATGGCACATACACAGAAAAAGGCCGTGGCCTGTATGCGTATTGCAGCGGTGAAAAAGGTGGTGGCATCTGGCCTTTGGTTGATCGTGACCTTACAAACTTCACGCAGAAAAATGTGACTGATCCCTGGGCATGATAGAAGAGCCTACAAACCTCTTCCGTCAAAAGCTACCGGCTCAATCCGAGGTTTGTGCGCGTAAGGCTCTTGAGTGGCTTCAGAAAGATTTGCAGCA